TTATTCCATTTCCAGCTCGTCGATTTTGACCTCAAGATCCAGCGACGTCGTAAACCCGCTGCCGTTCAAACTGTGCGTTACTGTGACCAGCGTCCACTTTGCTTCGTCGATCTCACGCTTAAAGCCTTTGACCGTGACGGGGGCCTCCGGGTAAAGCTCTGCACGGCCGCGCGCCAGCTGGATCGAAAAAGTGGCGACGCCGCGCTGTATCCGTTCCCAGTTGGCCTTTGCCGCTCGCTGGGCGTTGTATTTTGTCGCGTAGGTATGGCGTAACACCAGGACGTTTTCATCGCTGCCGACTAAATATTCCCCCTGTTTCTCTTCCTCAACCATTGGCTTTTTCTTGCGGCGGCGCTTGACCTTGACCGGCTCGCTTTTCGCGGCGCGGGTGTTTAACCAGTTCGCCACCACGCCCGTATATGCCCCGCGATCGGTCAACGTGAATTGATGACTGTCGCCCGACTGGCGATTGATTAGCATTTCAGGGATCTGTTTGCCGTTGACGGTCTGATTTTGCCCCTGTTTGAAGAACAGCAGATTACCGTTCTTAACAGCGGCCACTGCGCCATTTTCTTTCGCTATGCGGGTGATGAAACTCCCGTCCGACTCGTTGGTCTGGTCGATGTGAGGAATGGCGATATCAGCCATATTTTTATTGATGACCGGCGTTAGCTTGTTGCGAGTGGCGACGGTTTTCACGATATCGCCCAGGGTTTTCTTGTGATAGGAGTTGTCGCGCTGCACGTTTAGTGTTTGTCGAAAATCAGCGCTGCGTGCCGTGATCGTCAACTTATCCGGCGCGCCGGAATGCCCGATTTCATCCACCACGAACAGCCCTTTGTCGATCGTGCCGGTATCTTTCCAGCCGAGAGCGACGGCGATGCTGACGCCGCGACGGGGTAGCATCAGGCTGCCGTCGCTGTCGTCAAGCTCGATCTCAAGCTGGTCAGCCTCAAAGCCCCGGTTATCGGTTAGGGTCAGGCTCAGCAGTTTTTCGTTCACCTTGCCGGTAATATCGACGCCGTCAATCTTCAACGTATAGGCTGGCGTATTGCTGCCGCCGATCTTGTCCAGGGTGTCGAGCAGGCTCATGATAAAAGCCCCCCGACGGTGTCAGATACCTGAGTGGCGAGGTCTTCAAATTGCTGGGATAAATCGCCGAACATGTCTTTTAACCCTTCATCCGTGCGCTTCAACGTGATGGTAAACTCAATGCGCCTGGCGGATCCGTCCTGAAAGAAAACGGTTTTGCTTCGGGTCAGACTCTCGATCACGAACATGCCATGAATCGCGCCACTTCCTTCGATAAGCGACCACGCCTTGCCTGTTTCCGCCATCAGTTGGATCGCCATTAGCGACACTCGGCCGCCGGTCAGTTCCGGCAATAGGACGCCGCTCAATGTGATCGTTTCATCGTCAGGCCCCAAAAACTGGCTTTGAGGTCGAAGCCCGACGCGGCTGTTTGTCGGGTGTCGCCATGACATTTGGTGCTGAAATTCCTGGTATGGAACGGTTTGCAGCATGAACACGAACATGCCTAATGCCATCATCATAATGAATCCTCACTCAAAATCGTTATAACTGCTGTTCACCTTGGCGCGCGCCTGCCGTTCTCTCGCGTCAAGTTGTCTGGCGACTTCCCGCGCGATATCTAACGCGCTTTGTCCAGGCTGCGGATTGATGGTTATCGGCGCGTGGATCTCGACAATTGGCGCACTGGTACGCTGATATGACGCGCTGCCGGCTGAGCGATATTGGTTCCCGGCCAGGCTGTGTGGATGTAGCGGGGCGTCTGCTGCTGTTGCACCATTCATGAACAGGGCGGCAACGGCGGCCATTGCTGCGGTGTTTCGGCGGCTGGTGACGTTTACCGGCCCGCTGACGATCTCCGGGCCATACTCGCCGACAATGCCGAATTTACCCAGCGGGATACGGCCACCGTTATCATGCTCTCCTGTGTAGCGATAGCGTATTGCATCAGCTGAATTTCCTGTCGGCCCTGGCGTCATCATGACACCGGCGCGGCGGGCCGCATCGGCAACGGCCGGGTTTTCTTGCGCCAGTTTGCGCGTTTCTGCCGACCGTACCTTGATTTCGTCCAGCTTATCCAGTACCCACTTTATCGAGTCTATGAGCAGCCTCAGTGGGGTCATCGCCAATTCAATGCCCGCCGCCAGAAACTCGCCGAATTGCTTGCCAGCCGACGCGGCGCTGTCCAAACTTTCTTTTGTCGAGTTCACCGGCGTCAGCAAATCAGTGAACCAGCCCCACAGCGCTTTAACCTTGTCGCCGATCCAGGTGAAGACGGGCATTAATGGCGCAAAAGCCTCTTTGATTGGGGCTGTTGCATTTTTAAACCCTTCAACGACACCGCCAAGAAATGCCTTGATAGGCTTCCAGTATTTGTAAATCAGCAACCCTGCGCCAGCGATAGCTGCGGCGACTAAACCCAGCGGGATCAGCAGCGATCCAAACAGCCCCGACACACCGGCCAGCGCAAAGCGGAGGAAACGCAGTGGAGACGTTGCCACCCATGAGAAGACGCGACCTATTTTTTGCATCCCTTGCGCAAGCCCTGGTAGCAATCTAATTCCCAGCACCTGCGTGCTGAGTCTTAACATAGCAAAAGGCCCAAGCAGTGCCGCAATAGCCAACATGAGAGCACCGCTTACTGTCGCCAGTATTGCCATGCCTGCCGCGCCCAGAATGAAATATTTAGCCAATTGCGGGTGCTTATCAATGAATGCTGAAACGCTGGTCAGCGCATTATTAATCAGTGATAACCCCTTCACATACAAAGGTAATATATTTTGTCCAAGCTGCTTATAAAGGTCGCGTTTTTTCGCCTCAAGTATTAATTCTTGTCCTGGAGCCTGATTCTTTCCCTGATTAATAATTGTGTCGATATCCTGCACTTTTGTGCCGGCAAGCATTTGCTTTTTGATGTTTTCCCTTTGGTTGTACATCGTTGCAAATAAGTCTGACGCGGTTCTATTGGAAAATAGGTCGCTTATCTTTAACTGAATTCCTTCCTCGGATAAACCCGGATACCTTTTTTCAATGCGAGGCACAACCTCTTCCATTAAGTATTTAAACGGTGTGGCATTGAATTTATCTTGGTTTACCAGATTAAAATCTTTTACATGACCAGTCTTTGAGTAGGTAACATTATCGATAAGCCCGATTTTGTCCATTTCATCTTTGCTGCGCTCTTTAATGCGTTTGCTGATCCAGTTTTGGCGCGCTGAGTTTAGGGCGTTACCGGTTCTTTCACCGCCCATTTCTTGGATTAGGTGAGAGAATGCATAAAAATACTCGTCCCGGCTGATATCTTTTGCAGCTAGGCCGCCGGTTTTCATAAAGTCATTTGTATCTTTTGGCGTAACTATCGCCTGAGATACTGCAAACGCTTTTACAGATTCGTTGATAAAGCTGGCGAATTGCTTCGGATCTTGAATTTCGTTGCGCAGCTCGGCGTTTTTCAGCATGGCATATGACAGCTCGCTGAAAGCATGGGTTTGTTCAGGGGTTAATAGCCCCTTAGCCCCCAACATGTTAATTGCCGTTTCAGCGCGTGCCAGTTGGATTGTGGCATCATGGGTATGGTGTTCATCGCGGGTGATGGCATACGCCTCGCCATATAACTTCATCAGCTCAGATTGGCTGTTACCGATCACCGGATTGTTTTGAACGAAGCCCTGCGCATCCTGTATTTGCTTCTCCGTTACACCTTGCGCTCTAAATCGCTCAACATGCTGATTATATACGGCAGATTCCGACAGCATGGGCTTGATGCCAGCAATAGCCATCCGGCCAGTGATCAGCATACCCGCACCAGTGCCGGCCAATTGGTTGCGCACACCCATCGCGTTTTGATACCGGGAACGAGCATCCGAAAGTCGCTTCTGCTGCCGCGCCTGCTGCTCTAATTTCCTCTGTTGTGCTTCTAACGCACCGGTTGTCTTGCTGATATTGGCGCGCAGTGATCGCTGGGCCTCACCAAGTCGGTTAGTCGCCATGCCGCTGTTTTGCAGTGCGGTGCGCTGGTTTTGCAGTGACAGCCGGAGATCTGAATATTTTTGCTGAAGGCGGGCCGCTTCCTCCCTGGCTTTCTGAAATTGGCGCGCCTGCCTGGCTGTCGGGGTTTCCGTTGATTTCATGGCGATAGCCAGGCTGCGCGCTCTATCGCGTGCAGTGCTTAGCGCCTGCGCGGCGGCGGCCACCTGGGCTTTTGTCTTGCGGAAACCGTCAATTTTCCCAGCCTGATTATCCAGCTGTTTTAATTGGTCTTTGGTGGCTTTAACAGAAGCGGCCAGCGCTTTATTGCTGGCCTGCATGGATTTAAACGGGCGGGTGACTTTATCGACCGCGCTCAGTAAAACCTGCAATCGGAGGTTTTTGTCACTCATCACTTGCCCCACTGCGGATTATGGCTTTATGCCGCCACTCCAGCAGCTCGGCCAGCGGCATTGAGTCGGTGACGGTCGGCGGCCAATGGAAGACGGCGGCAATATCCGCCGTCAGATCTTCTACTGTCAGCTGTTCAGGAAATCTGACCTGACCGAATTCGGTAAGAAAAAAATCGCCACAGCTTGCGACAGCTGATAAAGGTCAGCCGGATCGAGGTTGGCAACCTCGGCCGCAGTCAGGTTCGGCGTGGTGATGCGCGGCAATACCCTGATCAGGGAATCGACGTCGGTTTCGATCAGCGCCTGCAAACGGGTGCCGCGCAGCGCGCCGGAATTCGGCTTGTTGACGGTCACTTCGGTGATCTGCGTGGTGCCGCGCACGATGGGAACGTCCAGGGTGATCGGCTGGTTGGTCGCCAGTTCTGCGCCGTCTGTCTTCTGTTTTTCTTTCATCACGTTATCCTAATGATTGGTGCTGTTTAGGCGGCCCCTGCGGGCCGCATGAAATACCTGTCAGCAGGCGATTACAAGCCGATGGCGCGGCGGTGCTCCGCCAGGCGGTCAACGCCATCAATGATCTCGACCATGTTCACGGTGTCGATTTCCATCAGGACGCTGCCGTCCCATGTCAGCTTGAAATAGGTATTCTTGGCGCTCAGCTTGGTCTGCGTGTTGTCACCCTGCTTATAGTTGCCATGATCAAACTCGGAGAAACGCCCGCGCATGACCACTTCGACGGCAATGATCTCGGCGGTGTCGTCACGCTGGAATGAGCCGGCAAAGCGCAGGAGGACGCCGTCAACCTTGGCGATGCCCCATTGCTTGTAAATCTGCGCCTCAATGCCGCCGAGAGTGATCTCGGCGTCAAGCGCGCCATCATCCAGCCCCAGATCAACGCTGGCGCTGCCGTTCATGCCGCCGCCCCGGAATGCTTCAAGTTTTCGCGTCAGCTTCGGCAGGGTGATTTCTTCAATAACGCCCTGGTAGCTGTTGGCGTCATTGAACAGATTCAGGTACTTCAGTTTGCGTGGTAAGGCCATCGCGTCCCCCTTAACTGTTCACGTTCTGAGTGAAGTTCATCAGATACTGATCGGTGATGCGCTGGCGCAGCAGCAGGTTTTCTAGCGGCGGCACAGGCGTGTAATCGTAATCCAGCACCAGCTTGCCGGATGCCAGGACGTCCTTATGGTTGGCCGCTTCATCAATCCAGCAGTTCCCGTCAACGATGTAACCGCCGTTTTTCAGCTCGCGGAATTTGGCGTTGATGCCCTCGATAATGTCTTTTGCAAGGGAAGGGTGCAGCGGCTGATCTACTGCCCACATCTGCGCCTCGGCCATCGTGTCGGCCAGCACTTGCGCGGTGCGGGTGTAGTTTTCAAACTGGAACAGCGGATCATCGGAGCAGGTGCGCGACCCCCAGAAGCGAAATCCGTCTTTTCGGATCAGCGTGGTAACGTCGTTTTGGTTCAGCAGGTTGGCATCGGTGGCCGTATCCTGCAAATCCCAATAGACGTCGGCGCTGATACCGGTCACGCCGTTAACGCCGACGTTGGACAGGGTTTTGTGCCAGCCGACCTGCTGATCCAACTTGGCGCGCAGCCCGAGCGCGCGGGCTGTTGCAAACGCGGTTGCGGGTGCATTGGTCGTAGTATCCCAGCTCAGGAAATCCGGCCAAATCAACATAGCTTCGCGCTGGCTGAAGTTTTTGCGGTAGTCGAGCGCCTCGGATACCGTCTTACAGCCATAGGCGCTGAGGTAGGCGAAGGCGCGGAGGCTTTGTGCCACGGCAAGTAATTCGGAAGCAACCGCCTCGTTATCGTGGCCCGGCACCCCCAGAATGCGGGGTTTAACGCCAAGCTGGCTTTGTGCGGCGAGCAAGGCTTTCATGCCGGTTTTCTTGCCCTCGGGGGTCACGCCGCCGACGATATTGGTTGTCGTCTCGGCTTCGGTTTCGCCCTGGGCGACACGCACCACGACAGTAACAGGCTTGGCCTGATCGGCGATGGCATCCAGCGAGCGGGCGAGGGTGCCGGTTTCGCCGGCCTTGCCGCTGGCGGCCAGGACGTCGGTAATTAACACAGGGGTGTTTAACGGGAATGCTTTTGCGTCGGCGTCGTCACCGGTACAGACCATGCCGACGATGGCGGTGCTGACAGTGGTGATGGTGCGGGTGCCTTCGTTGATTTCCTGCACGCGCACGCCGTGGTGATAGTCTTGAGCCATTAGGCGGATCTCCTGTAACGGTGTTCCCCTATGGTGGCGGCGGTGCGCGGTTAATGCATGCGGTGGGCTTTGTGTGGTGGCTGGCACAAGGTGGCGCGCCAATCAGCGCGGCAGGATGGATGGTGATTACAATGACGGTATTTGCCGTAAAAATAAAGCCCTGCCATGCAGGGCGTTTTTATGCGGCGCGATACCAGCACATTAGCTTGATATGACTTTCAACAATGCTGAATGCCTGGCCGCCGCCGACCTCGGCAGATGTTATTTCGATGCTGTGGCTGTGCTTACCAATGTCTACCGTGTGATTGTGCTTGCCAATATCGACGGTGTGACTGTGCTTGCCGTTCTGACTTGTCCAGTTCCGGGTGCGGTGGCTGTCATTGTCCGAACCTACGACGTAATCGCCATCCCACGCCTCACCCGGGGCCACCATGCCGCCCTGGTGCGCGTGCTCGCCGCCTTCTGACGTCCATTTCGTACCGTGGTCAAATTCCGACGCCCACCTGGTGCCGTGGTCAAACTCGCCCACCTGGCCGCTGACGCCGTGGTTGTGCTTCGGCATGTTCCCGACGTTCAGCGTCACCGTATCTGCGCCGCCTGTTCCCATCACATCGGAGCCGTCTTCTTTAGCGATTCGGATCGACTTATTTTCACCGGTGTAATACCAAAGCGTGCCGGGCCACTGCTTGTTAGGGTTGAGGAACGTCGCGAAAAATTTCACGTCGCCGATGGGATACATTTCATCAAACGTGACCTTCTGGCGCGCCAGCTCGTAGGCATCGTTTGCACGCTGAACGGCCTGCCGCACTTGGTTATTCACATATTCGACGGTTGCCAGCACCACGGACGGATCCACCTTCAGCGTCACAGCCTCGGTGCTGCTGACGCGCAGCAGCATGCGCACCGTGGAAATCCGCCCGGAGCCTTCCTCCAGCATCGGTTTGTAGGTTGCCGGCAGACTGCCATCGGCGATGCGCTCGCCGGTGTCGTCATAAATCGCCGTTCCGTGGATCCAGAATCCGCCGACGTTTTCAGGGATCACCATTTCCACGAACAGCACGCCATCTTCCACCACGGACAGCGTGTTAACCTCGGCGCGGTACATTTCGGTTTCGCCATCGGTGACGGTCATGTGCGTGATGTTCAGCCGTGTGCCGTTGGCGATGGCCTCGGCGATCTTCCGTTCGCCGGCGGCGGTTAATTGGCTGCTGTAGATCGGCATACGTCCCCCTTTACAGCTTCGCTTTGACGGCGTTCAGGCGGTCATAGATGATTGCGCGCTCGTCCAGACTCGCCAGCCCCGGCACGATCAGCATCATAGCGAGATCGCCAAAGAAACCGTTTCTGAATGGACTACCGGCACCGCCGATAATCAGCTGCCGTGATGCTGGCGTGTTGAACGGAATGGCGGGAACCGCTTTTTTCTGTCGCAATACGCCGTCGATCTCAATCAGGTGATGCTCTGGCGTGATCTCGATGTAGGCCGTGTGCCAAATCCCATCGTCAACAAACGTCGTATTCAGCGGGTAGTTGTTGTCCGTCACCGGTGAGTTAGTGCCGTGGTTCATCCACAGCGCTGTGCCGGTGTACGCATCATCGCGAAAGCGCAGGGCCATCAGGTTGGGTGATGTGTCGTTGTTGCCGAGGATATTACCCCCGGTGCCCTGATATCCCCCTTGCAAGCGCAACGGGATACGGTAAACCATTGCCAGCACAAAAACGCCATGCTGCGGAATGGCTTCGTATTCACCGGCCGCCAGCACCGCGCCGGGTGCTGACGGGCCACGGCCCAGCCCGAAATTGAGCACCGGAGTGCCTTTTTCCGAGTTGATCACACGCGGGAATACGCTGGGATTCAGCGGTAGCCATGATGTATTGCCGGAACGGTCATCAATTGACGTGACATTTGTCCCGCTGACATTCACGCCGCTGGTCGATTCGATCCACAGCGACGGATCCATGTACAGAATGTTTTCTTCCTGTTCTGTCAGGTCATACGATGGCAGATAGCCGTTTTCAAATTCGTCTTGTCCTTCAAATACCAGCATTTTTCTACCTCGTCATGTTCATGATGTAAGCCGGGCACCAGTTCGGGTGAGTCTTGTTTTCGTAAAGCGAAATGTGCGCCGTGCTGTCACACAGCACCCCGCGCGCGCCGATGATCGGCCCGTCCTGATTTGACGTGTTATCGTCATTGCGCTTGATGGCGTACCCCAGGCGGCACGATGGGCCGGCAGGGGGCTTGGATAGTTCAATTTCAATCAGCGTGTTGGATACCACTTTCACGCTGGTGATGGTCGGCGGGCTGTCGGTGAAGTCGTCAAAAACATAGCCCATGCCGGCACCCAGTCCGGCTGTCTTGATCACCTCGTCCGTCTTGTCAATCACCAGCGGTGGCCGTGGGACTTCATGCGTTAACTGAAACACGGTGTCGGACTTCCAGACGTAGCCGGTTGGGCGAACGGTGCGCCAGCCGGTGCCGAAACACTCCCACACAATGGCGCGCGCCACAGCCTGGCCGCGTCGGTTCTGGCCGAGCGAGTTGATGTGAATGGTGTCACCGGACGGGTGAGGGTACACCGGCCCGGCCAGGCGCAGATTACCGATCCCATCAACATCAAATTGCGCCTGGCGTACCGGCTGATCCCAGATTTTGCGCGAGGTGGGTGTGAATGCGCTTTGCGAGATGATGATCGGCACATTGGCCGACTGATTGAAAATACGGCGCGCCTCGGCCTGGATATTGCCATCAAACTGCTGCAACTGTCGGCTGTAGCGCTCGGTCGTCATAAACGTCACCTGATCGCTGTCAGACTCACCGGCCATCACGTCGACGGCCAGGAATACCGGTTTCCAGCCGTTCCGGTCGCAAATATCCCGCGCATCGATCAGCCCCTGGATCAGCGCCTGCCAGGTCTGCGTGCCCTTGGTCAGTTCCATGTACGGCTTGCCGCCTTCTGCCGCAATGAATGACAGCGTGCGGATACGGTGTCCGGTCTGTTTTTCCACTTCGCTGACAACATGGGCGGCCGTGCTGCTGGCCCCCGTCTCTTTCCATCCGCCGTTAATGGTTTCCCGCAGCGGTTCCAGCTCGCTGATCGGCGCGCTGCCTCGGTTGGGGTTTTCCTTGCCCGCGCCGCGACTGGACTTGAACATGAAGCAGGAGTCGGGGTAGAGCGGGTCGGTGGCGATCAAAACGTCACCGTTTAGGGTGTTCCATCCCTGCGCCAGGCTTTGCCCCCAGATAACGATGATGTAGCAAATGTTCGGATCAGGATCGACAGAGAGCCGCGTGCGGGTGATACCGCACACGCCGCCGGCGGACGAGCTGCTGTAGTTGATGTTCTTTGCCGGTGCCTGCGTATCGCCGGCAATGCGCCGCAGCCCCTTTTCGGTGGCGATATAGTGCGCGCCGTCCTGCGTGTACGCCTCGGTGATCTGGCGCTTTTTGTTCAGATAGATGCGTGTGCAGACCGCGCCATCCGGCAGCGCGACCGGCAGCGACTTATACATGAAGCGCGCCGGCAACTCTGATTCGGCGGCGGCCAGCTGTGTGCGCCCACGCCGGCGGCCGTCAATCCAGCACAAACGGCCTTTTTTGTCGAGGAATGGCGCAACGCGCCCGGACGGCGCCCGAACACCGGCCGTAAACTCTGGCGGCAGCCCGGCCAGCCGGGAGGGTACGTTGCGCACCTTGCGCTTGATACTGTCGACGGCATCCGTCAGCCCTTTGCCGCTGGGTAGCCATTCACCCGTTGGCGTCGCCACGCCGTCGATATTTTGATATTCCTGAACCCACTGACCGGAAACCGTCGAACGGACGCCGAACTTAGCGCCCAGTGGAATACGGCCGGCGGCAATATCTGCCTGCGCCTGGGCTGCGCTGGTGTACGGCCCTTCGCCGAGTAATGCCATGCCGGCCAGCGCGTCAGCCTGGTTACGTAAGAAGGTGGTGCGGTCGGCAAGCTGCCGGGCCTGGATATTGGCGACGCCGCTTTCCCCGCCTTCGACAGTGTCGGCCCTGTCAATCTGGTAGATATCCGACACCCAGAGTGATTGCTCATTGATTTTGGTCATACTGCTCCCCGGTGAAAGAAACTTGCCCGTTGTAACTCAGCGTGCCGTCATATCGGCTGACGGGATTTGGGCGATATCCTGCTGGGTACACGGTCAGTATTTCGCCCATGTATCCACAGGCGGCTGAAAAAATGTGGCCTGATGTTCTCGTCTGGATGTTGATCCCGTTGATATGCCTGCTGACTGGTTTTGCGTCACCGATCAAACGCTCAAGCTCACGGACGATTTCGTCAGTGATCCCGACGTCGTTCACGTCGATGGTGAGACGGAACGTGCCGCGCGGGTCGGCGATTTCCCACCACTCGGCGATCGACATTGAATAGCCCATTGCCTCAATGACACGCCGGATGGCGGCAACCGTTCCCTTTCGGCGATGTATGTAAAAGGCATCCGTCACGGCCTTGCGCTTCTCTGCCGCCGTCCATTTCTCGTCCCAGCGGTCTACCGAAAACGCCCAGGCCAGATAGGGCAAAAACTTTACCGGGCAGCGCGCCGGGTTCCACAGGTCACGCAGCGGGACGTTCAGATCGCTGATGCCCGCGCACGCTTCCGCTGCTCGCCGCTCAAGCTGCGATGAACCAGGCGGCAACAGGCTATTCATCTGAACCGCCGATCCTGATGTGGTAATCGGTGCAGTTGGCGGCCTGGGTACGATCTAGCACCACGTCAGCGAGCGGCGCAGCCAGTTCAACGCGCTGCACGCCCTGGGTATGCAGTGCGGCATAGATGGCGGATAGCCGAATATCGCGGCCCAGGCGGCGCTGCTCGTTGATGTAGTTTTTTAGACGCAGCTCGGCATCGGCCATGATCGGCTCAATCGCTGGGCCGGGGTAAACGTAGAGCGTGGCATCAATCTGATAGTTAACAATTTTTGCAGACTGCACGGTCAGGCGGTCGGCAACCGGGCGGACTTCCTCGTCATTCAGCGCGGCGCTGACGGCGGCGAGCAGTTCCGGCGATGCCGTGCCGTCGCCGTCGCGGGATAGCACGCTGATGGTGACTTCTGCCGGCGCAGGGCTGATCGCCGAGGCGTCGGCGACTTTGCCGTCAGCGCTCTGCGCATGAAATTCATAGGCCCCGGTTGGCCCGGCGACGCTCATACCTTCGAACGCGGCGGGGATGCGCTGGCGCAGGTCGGCATCGCTTTCCATAGTCGGCGGGACGGGTGGCACAGCACCCGGATCACCCTGATCGATCACCAATCGTTTCACGTCGTTGTTGGCGGCCAGTTGGTCGAGGTCACTGCTCATGGCGTAGGCCACCATGACCGCTTGCGCCGCCTCATTGACGCGCTGGCGCAACAACACTTCACGGTAAGCGGATTCTTGCAGGACTTTGACGATTGGCTCGGACTCATAGCCCAGCGTGCGGCGCACTGCCTCCCGTTCTTCCTCCGGGTACAGGCTGATCAATCGCTCCTTGCGCCTCTCAAAGAGCGTTTCATAGTCCAGTTCTTCAATGACATTGGGGCGGGGTAGCTGACTCAGGTCAATTGTCGCCATTATTGCCCCCTGATCGGTAATGAAAATTGAACACGGCCGGCGGTATCGGTTCGGTTGCCGACCAGGTCAACAACCATTTCCCCGTCCATGTTCGATGTGATGTTGACGGCGGTCAGGGATATGCGGTCTTCCCATCGCAGCACCGCACCATAAACAGCGGCCATCATCTGAAGCTTGAGCGCCGGATTTTGCGGCTGGTCGATCAGGGCCGACAGCTGCGAGCCGTAATTGCGGCGCATGACGCGGCTACCGACGGGGGTGATCAAAATGTCGCTGACAGACTGGCGGATGTGGTCGATCTCGCTGATAGCCAGGCCGCTGTTACGGTTCATGCCGAGATACATCATGATGTTGGCCCCCCGGTGTTGCCGCCGCCGTTCTGCACATTGCCGTGATAATGCAGATGGACGATCACGCCGTTGGAGTTAAAGCCTCCGCCGGTGTGGGTGATATTGCCGTACATCTCGCCGCCGTATTTCAGCAGCAGCGATCCGGCGATCAGCTTGTTGGTGCATTCCACGACGGGCGCATCCAGCGTGATCATCTGGCCGGCGGTAACGACGACGACGTTTGAGGTGGCGCTGATTTTCTCAGCGGCCTGGATATCGGCGTATTTCATGCCGCGCGCCGTTAGCGTGCTGTTTTCCGGCTCGTACTCAATGACTGCGCCGTCGGGAAAATCAATGCGGACGGCGTCAGGTGAAGCGGATGGCGCAGGGTGCTGATCGGAGAACACAGCCGGCAGCACAAAGCCGGTGGTTAGCTCACCGAAAATGCTCAACACGATCACCTGTTCGCCTACCGACGGGGCCGACCAGAAGCGCACACGGCCGGCGCGCAGCGTCAGCCAGTTCAGCCAGTCGGTTTCATTCGCGCCGGTCAACACGCGGCATAAGCCTTTCGCCGTGTCCACGTCGGACACGGTGCCGATGCGCACAATGTTAGCCAGGCGGCGGCGTAGTTCAGTGAGGATTGCATTCATACCGCCAGTGTGACGCGGGCGGGCGCGGGGGGCATGCGATGTGCCTTGTGCCATCGCTGGCACAAGGCGGCGGACATTGTGGAGAGGTTAGGTATTACCAGGCATTTGAGCCGTAATAGTTTTCACAAAAACCCGGAACCCATTGCCATGGATTGCCGCCGGGGCAGCGCTCCCAACGCAAATAACTGTCTTCGCGGATGGCGTTCATATACCAAGCGAAAAGGTTGTTTTCATCCCAAGTTCGACGCGTTTCTAAGGGGATTTGAGATAATTTTTGACGTAGTGCCTGAGCAAACTCTTCCTTCAGCATTTTTTCACCTGTTACTGATATCCGTGGAATAGGAAATATTATCAGAAAACACGGTATTCATCGGGATGCTATGTGACTGAGCGCCAGATCCTTGATCCATTCGATATCGTCGTCAGTAAAGCCGAGCAGTTGCCGGCGCTCATAACGCACTGTCGGGCCGTTCCGGCTGACTTTATCACGCAGGCCGTAATGGTGGACGGCGGACAAATTCGTCACGCCGGGGGCGAAGGTGACGGCGGCTTCATCGGGGCCGGATTCCGTTTTCATAAAGCGCGCGGTGCGCAAGCGCGTGAACATCTTGCGGCGGATGCGGCCCTGTTTATCCCGGCGTTTGTTCTTGCGCGGGACGTAGGGGGAACCGTCCGGGTTTTTTTGCTCTTGGATATGCTTTTGTTGGCGCTGGCGCAATTCTTTCGCCACCTGGCGGGTGAATACGCGCCGCGACTGCGGGGAAAGTTGCTGGAGCAAGACAGAAAGGGTGTCGTCCAGCGCCTGGAAATCGTCTAAGCGGCCCATGCTGCCACCTTCCGGCCCTGCATCCAGATCTCAAACTCGGTGACGTTGTTCGGCGGCGGTGGCGGTTCGTCGACGTGGCTGACGTGCAGCTTGCCGTTTTCCTCTTTGACGATCACGCGCTCCGTCAGTTTCAGATCAATGCTGATATCCCTCACCCCGTTATTCAAGAAATCGGCCTCGAACGTGAAGCCGTCGCCGCGCTTGTCCGGGTTCGCCATAATGTCCGGCTGATTGGTGCGTAGCCAATGCAGAATAGGGACGATCAACAGATTGGCGTCGTCGGCGTAGTTGGTCACTATCATGTTGAGGGTGTATTGATACTCAAACGACAGCGACGGGGCGAAGGTGCTGTAAATCGTGCCCTTATCGATAAAAATATGCAGGAAGTCAGGATTCTCTCTGATGTGATTGACGGCGTCGCCCAGGGCGGCGCGCAGGGAGTCGGGTTTTAACATGGCAGCTCCTACGGTTGCGTCAGGCAGACGTCGCGAATGTAGTCTTGCAGCCCGGCGATCTGGCTATTGGCGGTTTCTATTCGCTTTCTGAGGGTGAAATAATCCCGTTGAGCGGCGTCAGTAAGTCGGGCGGCGGTTGCATCAACCATGCCGGCGGTGCCGGAGGTCGGGCATGAGGCGTTGAGGCGCAGCCGGCGGCGGCCAGCATCAACATCGCGTTGCAGATCATCAATTTTATTTTTTGCATCGGTCAGCTCTCGGCTTCGGTTTTCGTCGATAGTGGCGACGGCTATTTGGGTTTTATTCTGCCACTCGATCTGGCCGGCCAGTCTCTTGTTGTCGCGTTGCAACGTTTCGCGCTCCTGGCGCAGCCCCTGATTGCTGTAAACCAGAAACGCCAGCACACAAAGCGCGATCAGCGTGACGCCGGCGGCCAGGCGGGTCATTTCTGCCCCCAGGTGCAGACCTCGTGTTCAATATCGCGGCGATTCATTAAGCCTTTCCACGGCTTACCGCCGGCATAAATCCACTGGCGCAGGCCGTCGCATGCGCCGGTATAGTCGCCGGCGTTCAGCTTGCGCAGCAGGGACGAGCGCTCAAAGGCGCTGACGCCCACGTTATAGCTGAAACTGATCAGGGCGGCTTTCTGGTACTCTGTCGCCGGCACTTTTACCGAACGATTGACCGATCGCGCAAAGGGGATCAGGTCTTTGTCCAGAATTGCCTTGCATTCCGCCTGGGTGTAGCGCTTGCCCGGCACGATATCGGCCCCGGTGTGGCCGTAACATACTGTCAGCACGCCGGCCACGTCGCGATAGGGTTCAAATCTGACGCCCTCAAGCTCTGGGATCATCAACGTGGCGATCGCCAGCGCGCCAGTGCCGGCCGCACCGAACAGCTTTTTACGCAGGGTAGCTGACATTGCCATTATTCGGCTTCCTTATTAAAAATCCCGCGTTTCGCCGGCGGTTCGGTAATGATCCCGGCGTTGACGCCTTTCTCGTAGGCCCGCGTGCGCCGCCAGTCGAAATAGGTCTGCGTGAGATAGGTGAACAGGCCCAGGATAAAACCGCCGATCACGGCTGCCTGATTCCAGTCGATGTGGCGAAACCAGTCGATCAGCCCGCCAGTGCATAAGCTGCCGGCAATGCAATAGTTAATACCGGCGGCAATCTTTTCAGTCATGATTTTCATTCTCCACCTCCCGCGCGCTGGGATTAATCCCACAGTTGCAGGGTCTGAACCGATTCGGATTGAACAATGTCCGGCATGTCGACCGGGTAGCCGTGCGGCAATATCGGCCCCTGGTCTGCCAGACCTGGATTATTCAGCAACACCTGCTCGGTCACGTCCTGCGTCTTGCCGTAGTAGCGCTGGCACAGCGCATCAACGGTGTCGCCCTGGTGCGCATAGACCTTCATCAGATCAGCTCGACCGTCATGCGCGGCAGCGATTGCAGGTCATTGATGGCCCAATCTGCATCGCGGCGGAGATCATCGATCGACGGTTCGATAGCGTCGGCGCGCTTTGAACCGGATGCCGTGGCGTCGAAGCTGCGAAAACGCTCGGTAACGCTGGCCTGAGTCAGGCAGAACACGGCACGGCGATACAGCTGCACGCGGGTGCTCTCGTCGTCCAGGTGATCGGCGGGAACCTGTTCCAGTTCGCTGTAGCCCGCGCGCTGTTGCTGCTTGCGCCAGCCTGCCAGCCGATCGTTGACTTCGTTGATGGCGTTCCGTGCCGCCTCAAGCAGACGCGGCTGGGTGATGGTGCCGTCCTGCCGCATGTCTTCGCGGTACTGTTTCAGGTCGATATCCGGCCAAAAGTCCGTATTTTTGATGACGGTGCTGGGCGGCGGCGTCGGCTGCTTGGCGATGTCGATTTCCAGCGCGTTGCTGGGTTTCTTGTCGCCGGGTGCGGGTTCTATTGCGATGCTGACCATACGTTTTCCTGTAGGTGGGCGGTGGACGGGAGCGTTGATGCGGTTTAAACCTGTCGCGGCTCCCGTGCCGCCCTCGCCGGGGGCGATTCGGTTAACTTCCTGCCTGGATGGCTTTTTCCAGCTGTTTGATATCCGTTTTTACGCCGGAGTTTTCATCTTTCAGCAGGGCTTTTTTCAGCATGTCCAGTGCCAGCACGGCGTCGCCGTCCTGTCGCAATGCATAGCCAACAAACTTGAACAGACGGGCTTTCACCCGATCGGGCATGTCCTGATTTGCCAGCAGTTGCTGCGCGCGTTGCAGCTGCGCCGTGTTCAGCGGCCGGCCAGCGGAAAGATCGCGCTGTGCAGCGGCGGCGATCTCTTCAGCGAGCAGGCAACTGGTCGAGCGGTCGAAACCGTCGGGCGCAACCAGATCGTGCCGGATGGCGTACTCGCCGATATCAAGGGCATATTCCAGGTTGCCAATATCCAGAAACCAAACCAGCACACGCATCAGGATCGCATCCTGCCGGCCTGCGTCGCTTTGCAGCACACCGGCCACCCACGGCATATAGGTAGGCAGCATGCCGCGCTTCAACTCGGCTTTGGTTTCGTGGGACTCGACGCCGCTCAGCCGTGCCAGATCCTGCTGCATCTTGAACAGCAACAGGTCGTAGTTGCCCAGATGGCTCAGGCTTGCCGCCTCATCCAGTGAGGCGGACTGCTGCGCGGCAATGTAGTGCTTGTGTCTGCGTGCCGGGCTGCTCATGGATTAGCCCTCCGGGTTTTCCGTTTGTTGCTGCTCTGGCTGCTGGCCGGCTGGCGCTGGGGCTTTCGCCTTCAGGATCTGGATGTTTTCGATCAGCGCTACGCCCTCGTAGTCTTCAACGACATAGGCTTCGTTGACGGACTCGTAGTTTTCGATGCGGTCGCGTTTCGGGTTGTCGATAATGTGGCGGCGGCGGGTGCCGTCTTGCCAGTAGATCGACAAGTTATCCAGTCGGGTGATGAAAATGGTGTTGTCCGGGAAGGACGGAACACGCACCGCCTGCAAGCCGCCCAGCCGCTTCTGGCTGATGATGATATCGGCGGCCAGGGCTTCAGTGTTCGGCTGTTCTTGGTTGACGAGCGGGAAATATTTGTCCGCCAACAGGGAACGGCCGACAACGGCGACCAGCTCGGTGTCGTCTTGGAACCAGGGCGCGATCAGCTCGTTGACGGCATCCATCACCAGCGCATCCAGGTTGTGATAGTCGCCATCGATACCGATGCGGATTTTTTCCGACACAACGCTGCCGTCCTCGCCCAGCACCTTATCCATCACCTGCTCTGGCGCACCCTTGCGGACTTTCTGCAACCAGCCGATGTTAACGTCCTGCAACAGCTTATTGACGGTGATATCCGAAGTTTTAGCCCGGCTGATGCCGTTCCAGCCGATCATGATGCGGTCGAGGCCCTGGCGCTTCACGATCTGGTTGCGAATACGGATTTGGAAGTCTTTGAACTTGGCCCAGGCGTCCAGCTTGGAATATTTCAGCGCCGTGTCAAAGTTGGTCTGGGTACACACATAGCCCACTTCGTCCAGGCTGCTTGGATCCATCGGTTCACGTTCTTTGTCGTCGGTATTGGTCGTACTGGCGATGGGGCGGTCAATGCCCAGACCGACTTTAGAGCCGCTCTGTTCATCAACGGGAATGATGTTGATCTGTTTCAGAAAGCTGCTGCTTTCCTGAATCTTGTCTTCCAGGCGCTGCGTTACCGTCGGATCAACGGTGAATTTTGCGGCTACGTCTTCAGGTTCGATGTGGTTCAGGTTCGCGACCTGGCTCAGCAGCATTTTATATTGCTTGCGGGTATTCGGTTTCATTGATTGTTCCTTGTTCCGGTCGTTTATGTCGATGCAGTGCCTGTTTTGCCGTTAGCCCGTCAGCAGTCGGTTAAGACGCTATCGCCACTGCCGGTAGACAGGTCGCGACGATGGGTAGAACGGTCAGAAGTGCTGAGGGTGGTCTTCAGCTCGGAAAGCTCGGTTTTCGCGTCTTTCAGTTGGCTTTCCAGCGATTCGACGGTGGTTTTCAGGCCGGAAAATGCTTCGATTTTGGTTTCAAGCCCCTGCTGGCGTTCTGCGACAAACTCCACCGCCTGATGAACGTCGGAAAAACGGCCGTCATCGGAGTGCTGTTTTTTGCTGAACATGGCCTTGATGTGGGTCAGAAGGTTCGGTTTTTCGGTTTCTGGCGCGTCAAATTCCATCACGGTTTCTTCCATCGCCCCGAAGTGCAATCCGCTGGTTTCGGCCAGGTTGTTGGCGGTGAATTTCATGGCTTCGTTACCCAGCGACGCCGGATTGTCGGTAAACGCCAGCCCGGTCAGGTAGGCTTTTCCTGTGTCGGCAAATTGCGGGTAATATTCGATGCTGGTGTAAATTTTTTGCCGATCGTTATTCAGCTTCACCAGCCCATCCGTCGCATCAACCTGCGCCAGCAGCGCCAGCTTGCCTTTCAGTGGGCCGGAGGTGATTTCCTGCGCCTTCAACGCGACGACGTCGCCCTGGGCCTTAAAATCGCTGTTTGGGAAAATACTCAGGTAGTGCTCAAGGTTGGCGCGCGCCGGGCGGAATGCTGGCGAGAATGTTTCCGCCATTTCTTCGATATGCCGGCGTTCGATTTTGCGGCCGTCACTGGTCGCGCCTTCAACGGCGACGCGGAAAAATTTTGATATTGGCATGGGTAAGCCCCGATCAGTCAGCAGATGGGCCGGTATTGGCCGTGTTTGGCCTATGTTGGCTGGGGCGAGATGGCGGGACAACGCGGCGGCTTTGTGTGGTCGATGGCACAAGGCGCTTTAGGGGTGTTGGTTGTGGCGCGTAGGTAGCCTTTCGGTATTGAAACGTTGAAATTCAGGCCGATAAAGCATGAGCGCTACTACTATCAGCACCGATCTTGATCCCCGCCGTCAGGCCATGTACCTGTATTGGCAGGGGCTTCGCGTCACTCGCATCGCCGAAATGATCGGGGAGAATCCCGTCACGGTACACAGTTGGAAACGCCGCGACAAGTGGGACGATTACGGCCCGCTCGATCAGATGCAGATCACTACCGCCGCCCGCTATTGCCAACTGATACTGAAGCCGGAGAAAGAAGGGCGCGACCTCAAGGAAATTGACCTGCTGGCGCGCCAGGCGGAGCGACACGCGCGCATCGGCAGATACAACGGCGGCGGCAATGAGGCCGATCTCAATCCCAACATCGAAAGCCGAAACGCCGGGCCGCGCCGGCGCACGCAAAAGAACGTTTTCACCGACGAACAGCATGCCCGGCTGAAAGAAATCTTTCTCGAACAGATGTTTGCCTATCAGCGGCGCTGGTATGAGGCGGGGCTGTCAAAAGATTTTCGTATCCGCAACATCCTGAAATCGCGTCAGATCGGCGCGACGTACTATTTTGCACGCGAAGCCCTGATCGACGCCCTGGACACGGGGCGCAATCAGATGTTTGTTTCCGCCTCCAAGGCGCAGGCGCACCAGTTCAAAAACTACATCACCGCCTTTGCGCAAGAGGTCGATGTGGAGCTGCGCGGGGAAACCATCATCCTGCCGAATGCGGCGGAATTGCATTTCCTCGGCACCAACTCCAACACCGCCCAGGGCCGGCCCGGCAATCTGTATCTGGATGAATATTTCTGGATCCCCGGCTTCAAGAAACTGCGCCGCGCCGCATCGGGTATGGCGTCGCAAACCCGCTACCGGTCGACCTACTTTTCCACCCCGTCGAGCATGACGCATGAGGCCTATTCCTTCTGGAATGGCACGCTGTTCAACAAGGGCAAATCCAAGGATCGCCGCCGTGAAATTGACGTTAGCTATAAACGCCTGGCCGGCGGCGTTCTCTGCGAGGACAAGCAATTCCGCCAGATAGTCACCATTGAAGATGCGTTGCGCGGCGGCTGCGACCTGTTCGACCTCGACGAGCTGCGGGAGGAAAACAGCGATGAAGATTTTGACAACCTGTTCATGTGTAACTTCATCGACGATACATCGTCCGTCTTCCCGATGGGTGAAATGCAGCGCTGCATGGTGGACAGTTGGGAGCACTGGACGGACGTCAAGCCGTTTGCGTTGCGCCCGGTAGCGTCGCGCGAAGTCTGGATCGGTTATGACCCTGCCAGTTCTGAAGATGGCGACAGCGCCGGGTGTGCGGTCATCCTGCCGCCGCTGGTTGCCGGCGGAAAATTCCGTGTGCTGGAGCGCCATCAGTGGCGCGGGATGGATTTTGCAGCGCAGGCCCGCAACATCAAGGCGCTGACCGAACGTTACAACGTGAGCTATATCGGTATCGACAACACCGGCCTGGGCCGCGCGGTGTCGCAACTGGTGCGCCAATTCTTCCCGGCGGTGAACGCCATCAACTACAGCCTGGAAATGAAAACCGACCTCGTNCTGAAGGCCCGCGACGTGATCCGCTCCGGCCGCCTGGAGTTTGATGCCGGNGCGCTGGATATCGCCCAGGCGTTTATGTCCATCCGCAAGCAAATGACGGCCACCGGCCGCCGGGCAACCTATGTCACCAGCCGCNCCGAAGGCGTCAGCCACGGCGATGTGGCCTGGGCCGTCATGCACGCCTTATTCAATGAACCGCTCGAAGGGGCAACCGGTAGCAATACAGGTTTTATGGAGATCTACTAAATGAGCAAGCGCAACCGGGGCCGCAAGCACGCCCAGCCGACGACACAAAAACAGACTGGCGCGCAACACGTCGAGGCGTTCACCTTCGGCGACCCGATCCCGATGCTGGATCGGCGCGAAATTCTGGATTATCTGGAGTGCTGCGTCGTCGATCGCTGGTATGANCCGCCTATCTCGTTCAACGGCCTGGCGAAGACGTTCCGCGCGGCGGTTCATCACAGTTCACCGATCACGATGAAGCGCAACATCTTAGTGAGCATGTTCAAGCCCCACCGGCTGCTGTCAAAGCAGGATTTCAGCCGCTATGCGCAGGATTTTATGGTGTTCGGCAACAGCTTTATGGAGTCGCGTTACAACCGCCTCGGCGGGATAATGAAGCTGGTTCCCAGCCTGGCGAAATATACCCGCCGTGGCGTCAATACTGATTCTTATTGGTTCGTGCAATCGTGGGCGGAGCCGCATCAGTTTGAAGATGGCACCATTTTCCACCTGCTTGACCCGGACATTAATCAGGAGATCTACGGCGTTCCCGAGTATCTTTCCTCGCTTAACTCCATTTGGCTGAACGAGGCCGCGACGCTGTTTCGCCGGAAATACTACCTCAACGGCAGCCATGCCGGCTTTATCCTGTACATGAACGATGCCGCGCATAAACAGGAGGATATCGACAACCTGCGCAAAGCGCTGAAGGAATCGAAAGGGCCGGGCAACTTCCGTAATCTGTTCATGTATGCGCCGGGCGGTAAGCCGGACGGCTTGCAGCTTATCCCGCTGGCCGAGGTGGCGGCGAAAGATGAATTTTTGAACATCAAGAACGTGACGCGCGACGATCAGCTGGCATCCCAGCGCACGCCGCCGCAGTTGATGGGGATTTTGCCAAATAACACCGGCGGATTCGGTGATGTGGAAAAGGCCGCGCGGGTATTTGCGATTAATGAGCTGGCCCCGTTGCAAGAGCGCCTTTGCGAGCTAAACGACTGGGTAGGGGAGGAAGTGATCAGCTTCAACCCGTATGAACTGCTCAAGAATGAACAATAAGTTACTAGCTTATTAAGTTGGTGGCTTGATGTATGTAATGTGAACCGCCGAAAGGCGGTTTTTGCATTCTTATGCGGCGCTATTCATATCGAATTCATTATCCGTGCGCTATTGTGACATGTCACAGGCGTTTTTTTTCATTAAAATGTCGCGTCACACGGCTGTTGAAAATTAAAATGTGACGTGGCAGGATAACGCCAAGTCGCCCGCCATGCTCAATGTCGGCACTCAACCCGCAAACGCGGTTTTTGCAGAGATCGAAAGTGATTCTTTGCCAAAAAAACACCGCATATCCTAAGTGCAACAATCCGCATAGTTCATTGCATACCTAATCACCCCTCAAAACCGCACCAGACAAGGCTTTAGCGCCTTTTTCCCACTGCATAAAAAGTGAATTGTTAAGCATGCAGCGTGGGGGCGGGGGGGACGGCACGGAACAGGGGATCGATGGGGATCGTTTTTCCTGCATATCCCCCGCAAACCCCGCACCAGATTCACCTGCGCATCGCTGTGAGGCGATAAGATTTGATGTGCGATCGTTGGTGCAAAGAAAAAGCGCCTCACTGTGTGGCGTATAGGCGCTTTGGTTGGATATGAAATTTTGAAGGCTATTGCTGTGTTATAATCTAATATTCATTATTTTGCATATCTATGCTTAATGCTAAATGGCTTGATGCCTATAAAAATTTAGTTGCACGACATTAGACGAATCTTCATCAAAAACACTACCGTTCAACGTTGGGTCGTTTGCCAGTTCCAACAACATTGAAACAGTGATATTGAGTTTATTAGCCAAAGCTGATGCGTCGATACCCATATCATTCAACAAAACACTCATAGCTTTATGGAATAGCTGTGGTTTTTCGTGTTCGATCAAATGGTCTTCTTTTTCTTCTATTGCCTCACCTTTACGCTTTAAGCCAAAAAATGCGGTTTTATATTGGGCATCACTCAACAAAGAAAGTTGGTGTGCGCGATATATAATCGCCGCTTTACTCACTTTCCAAGTTAGCTTGAATTCACTCAATCCATGCCAATCTATCCTCCCGCCAATTGGGCGCGGAAAGTATTTAGCCATTGCGCTACGTGGCAATAACAGTGCCGAAGCAAAACGGTTCGCTTCAGACTCTGTAACGCGATCCCCCGTGGAGATCCCTCCATGTAGAATGAGGTGTCCAACCTCATGTGCAATGTCGAATCGTTGTCTGCAAGGTGATTTCTTTGCGGTATTCCTGACAATAATCGGTCTTTCGAGTGGAACAGATAAAGCGTCCACTTCATCACTGACTGAATCAAATGAGGTTACAAAAGCACCCATTTTTTCAGCCAACCGCGTCATGTTATCGATTGGGCCGTAACCTAGTCCCCAATCTAAACGGCACGTTTCCGCAGCACGCTCGATTTCATCCTGGGTATGAGCCTCCATTTCTTTAAACTTTACAGGCGGCAAATTTAAGTTTTCTTCAAAAACATCAATTAACCGTCTGTACAGTTCTGCTTTTGCAAGTGTTGCCAATTTAGTCACTACACGGGTTGAACTGCGTTTTCTAAAATGGACAATCTCCTCATTGAGGTGGGGTTGCATACCATCTTCGAAAAAAGCAGGTTTAACCTTCAACACGGTAGCTAACTCATTGGCAAGTTCAATTGTGGGTACAGCAATGCCGGTCTCCAGCCGCTGAATATATTGGCGGGTCTTCTCGACCCGCTCAGCCACTTGCTCGAGGGATAGCTCGTTAAACAGACGAGCTAACCGCAAATTAGAACCGTTAAACACTTTTCACCTACTATTACCCGTTGTTAAGCTTTTTATCGGCGGATTTATCAGGTACTGATGGGCTGATATCATCCAGTTCGATAGACACAGGTTTTGGTGGCGTGTCGTCTGTGGAGTGCAGCACAGTCGTCCGCTCATCACCATATGTCCACAATGAAAGAACCTCTTCCAACTGATTGAAACCAACAAAGTGAATCCTTGCACCTTCACCTTCAAACTCTGGTTTTTCTACAACAAAACGCCATACAGTTGGAATTGTGTCGACTGGTGCAAAAAGCTGATCCACTTGGTTTCTTCTGAAGAAGCCAGGCTTCTTAGGGTTTACTGGGTCATCCGCGAAAAATCTGATCGGAACCCCTTCGATTTCGAATGTAACATCCATTCCTGGGTTGGTGAGTTTGAGCCAACTATAACCACCCTCCATACACAGTTCGATAACTCGATTTTTCTGCCGCCCGAAAGTGCACGTACCCCGGGTATAATTGTCGTCAAGGGATGTTGACAGTAGTTCAAACGTCTGATCAAGAACCTTTAAGAGCTCTTTAGCGACGATGGTAAGGCGTTCTTCACTTAACTGCGGGGTGAATTCCCAGGGTAATCGGTAATTTGGCATTCTTGTTTTCTCTATTGGTGCAATTTCACGGATTTGTCAATCAAGATGTTGGTGCAAAATCCAAGATTTGTCAACCACCACAATTTTAATTTCCGCGAGCGACATCACGAGAAAGGTCGGGATGATTTCTACAAGGTAGTTAACATCAGCTTTTTGTAGCCGGTGGTCTGCCAGCATTGCGAATCACCTTGCATGCAGCACCCGCCCGGTTCGCCCGGCAACGTGTCGCCGCATTTCCCACAGCTACTTTTACGCAGCTCGGCCAGCTGTTTATGCAACAGCTTATTGTCTTGCCGTATGAGGCCTATCAGGTATTCCGTCACCTCGTAAGGCTCCCTCGCGATCCGGCGCTGCTGGCAACCTTCCAGGATCATCGCCATTTCCTGGCTATCGACGCGCAGGGTTATCGTGGTGATGCCGTTGGCCTTGTCGCGCTGGCGCTGGCTGCGTTTACGTTCTGCTGATGTAGTCATGCTATTCCTCCGATTTCTGTTGTTTTGCCGCTTCTTTTCTCAAATGATTGCCGACAAGCCTTTCCTTCTCGGATACCTGCCGTTTCCATAGCGCAGTAAGGCGATTCAGCGCGTTTGGTGTGGCCGCTGGCATCGGTTGCAGGTACAAGCAACCGTCAGCCCGCGCTCTATATCGCTTCCCGTCAATGATCACCGTTGCTCCTTTGGCCGCCGCCTTCAAAATGTTGTCGTCCAGGCTGAAGCCTATCGACTCAGCGAAGCTTTCTATCCGGCGTTCCTGCGGACTGAGTGGCCGGCGGAGTGTGCCGATCCCCTCGCTCGCGCCCGCCGGTCTGTCAGCTGCCGCATCCTGAATGTCGCCCAGGTAGAAATACGCCAGCGCGCGCTGCTGCTGTTCCTGGCGAATCTGTTCGCGCCAGCGTGCCAGGCTGTCTGGATCTGGCTGTTTTGCCCGGATTTGGGGCAGATAATCCCCTTCATCAGGCAAGGTGAAGCCCTCGGCGACTGCCGCGTATGGGTTTTTCACTCTTTCTGGCGATTCGCTGCGTATCCGCCGGAGCAACAACCGCCGCTCTTTGTCGGTTAATTGCTCAAAATTGAGGTTTTCAGGTGGTGGCGGTGGCTCCGGTGGCTGTTTGGTTTTTAACCTTTCCGGCGATGCCGTACAGTTATTGACAGAACTCCGAGAGGGCGCAGGCGCGCCCTTAAGGTCAACGGCCAGGTCAACGGCACGCGCCGGCACAAACTTCCATTCTGTCGTGCGGGTGATGATTGGCGTGTCGATGCCGACAGGCGGAGAGAACACCCCACGGATCCTGATCACGTCTTCGCCGTAATCGTTCGGTGTTTCTGCCGGCTCGTAGTAGGTGCGCACGACCAGTTCATCGCGACGGACAAACGGCCCGCCCTGGGCGTTGACGTACTCCGCCCACTTCCCGCAGTCGGCGGCATCGTGTACGGCAGCGAATTCGACGCTCAGGCCGACGGCGGTTTCATGATCGGCCATGCGGCGCAACTCACGGTAAACCGTTACCGGAGCGCCGCCGATAAACTGAAACTGACGAATACGCCAGCGGGCCGCCCAGGCAGAAACGGCCGGGGCGACTTCCTTCAACTCTTTGCCGCTGTCGTCGTCCAGCTCGCCGTCCAGCGCGTAACCGTCGATGTTTTTGCTGATGTATTTAGCGATGTAGCCGGTGGCGCTGCCTTTCTCCGGGTCGATGGCTTCAGCGTGGAAACGTGCCTTTCTGGTGCGCTCGCTGTACAGCTCGCCAGCGTCTTCCTCGCAGGCGTAGCTGCGCAAAATACTGCGCACCTGGTCAACAACCTCAGGACGCATGAACAGCAACATATGCCAATGCGGCGTCCCGTCAGCGTGCGGCTCGGCCACTCGGATCCCGAAAATTCGAACGTTTTCGCGGTGCAGCTTGGCGCGGGCGCGCTCCCAGACGCCGCGCAGGTAGCGCTGCGTTTCGTCCGGGCTGGCTCCGCGCCATTTTTTATTGCGGTGGCCGTGCTTGTTGGTGGCATGGAAGCGAGAAGGGGCCGTCAGGGTGTAAAACTCCCCCACAAAGCCCATTTCATTGCAGATATTCTCAAAGCCGCGGATGCGCGCCATCAGCTCGCAACGGCGGATCGCCGGGTTCGCCACGCTGTGATCGTATTTGTCGATCAGCGAAATGCGGTTGCCCTCGTCGTCTTCCAGTTCCATCGACTTGAGAAATTCGCGCGTGCGCCGCTTCTGCTCCCGCCAGTCTCCGACCGTTGGGCGGCTGGCGTATGGCGTCGCCTTCTTGCTGACGTGGCCGATCGCGATATGCAAGTGCTCTTTCCATCGATCAGCATGCCGACGCAGGCGGTGCAGCCACCAGTTTTCTGACAGCATGCGCCGCACCGCCGGCCCGGTATTCTCGACCGTCATTTTTTCGCTGTCAGACTGATAGGTATCCCACAGCGGCGGGGTCTGTTTGAATCGACGGGTCAAGGCAGCTGCGCCTAGGTATAGCTCCAGCAGGCTCAGGAACTCTGAGGCACCGCCGGCATCTTCATCGATCACGCTTAACTCGCGCTTGATGGTGATCGCGATATCCTTGGCCAACAGCTCAACGTCGGCGCGGCTGGCATCTGGCAGCCGATTGAACCGCTGGCACAGATCGGCGTCGATGTTGTTTTCTGAAATGCGGTATTTCTCGTTGACGAGATCAAGCCGTGGCAATACGCGCTCGACAAAGTTTTTCGTCAAGTACGCATTGCCCCGGCGGATGCCCTGTGATTCTTCCAGCTGGCTGATGTGGTAACGAACATCGCGCTGGATCAGTTGCGGCTGCTGTTCAAGCAGATGATGCGCGCGCAGAGTGGCGGCGATCTGTTCTTCGGTCTGTTTCTGGCTTTCGGCCAGTAGGTCTACAGGTGGCTCGATCGCCGGCCGTGGGGCGTTCCACGGAAAGGCCCATTCAAAATTAATTTCACCGCTGCCAGGGTATGGCAGCGGTGGGGATGGCTGGTACCGTCCGCGAGAGCTTTTTGTCATTTGCTCTCAGCATCCATGTACGCAGTTATGAAGACTTTTGCCGCTTCCGCGTTGATGGCATTGCCGTAGGCGCGCAGTCGTCCCACTCTGGCGGCAGCCCCATTAACCAACGGGAATGAGCCGGGTCTAACTGGCCGCCACTTTTCATCCCGGCAGAACAGCCAGTCAGCATTTCGCCAGAAGCCGTTAACCGGGCTGGCTGATGGTTCGGCAGGTGCTCCCGCTCCCCAATAGAGTTCACCACCACAGTGGTTAAGCTTTCCTGACTGCCTTTCTTCCCGTTGCTCCTGTTCTGATACCCCAAGCGAGCCTCGTTCGCCAGTGGTGTTGGCCAGCCCGCAAGCCTCGCCGCACCGCCGATCGTTGTTCCCCTCTGAGGTGCATTCGCCGCCGCAGCTTCGCCGCGTACTTGATTGTTGTCGATTGTCGTTGGTGTCGGCCAGCCGATCAGCTCTGCATAGGGTGGCGCACTGAAAATCAAGTACGGCGCATCCTTCAGATCGCTGCGGTAGCTCCCATCCGACAGCGGATCCCGCTTCCCATCCTTTTTCAGCCTCGGCGCCCGAACACCCGAATTGCTGTCGATCGCCTGAGGAGTTGGCCAGCCAGTTATTGACGCTGCCATTGATAACGGCATCCCGCCCTGTGCGTAACGCTTCGTTCTTTGTGTTGGATCGGTTGTCGGTGTCGGCCAACCTGTCAGCATTGCAGCGGATTGAATATTCATCCCTCCCTGACGCCCTTCGGTTCCTGCTCCGGTTCCAGCGTTCGCCGTTGGCGTTGGCCACCCAATACGCTCGATCTCTGATGTGCGGCGCGCCGACGCCCGCAGACGGGAACGGGACAAGCCCGAAGGCGTAACCCATTGCTTCCACGTCAGCTTGTACAAGGTCGAACCAAGCATTTGCGTTGCCGCTTGCAACTTGCTCGCCAAAGACGTGCTGAGGTTTGCACTCGCTAATGAGCCAATGGAAGTGAGGCCACAGGTGCCGCTCGTCATCAAACCCGCTGCCTTTGCCTGCCGCGCTGAAAGGCTGGCACGGACAGGATCCTGTCCAGACCGGTTTATCGTCAGGCCATCCTGCGTTGCGGAGGGCATATGACCAGACTCCGATCCCGGCGAAGAAATGGCATTGGGTGTAGTTTCGTAAGTCATCAGGTTTCACATCCTCGATCGAGCGTTCATCAACATCACCGGGCGCGATATGGCCGGCAGCTATCAGGTTGCGCAGCCACTGCGCAGCGTATGGGTCGATTTCGTTGTAATAAGCTACTTTCACCCCTGAGCCTCCAGTGCTGTGATGAATTCACACATCGCTTTTGGCGGCACAGCATTGCCCGCCATGTGAACGCACAGCTTGTGTGACGGTGGCTTGATGTAGTCGTCCGGGAATGTCATCGCGAGCATGTTTTCGTCGCGGGTCAAAATGCGCATGCGATCGCCGTCGACAACCGCCCATCGATCGCGAGTGGTGATCGTGCCGATCGGACGTGAAAGAGATCGACCTGTTTTGGTGTTGCCGTAGTAGCTGAAAAGGAACCGATCGCCGAATTGTGCGCGGCCATTCTTAACGCGCTCCAGCGTCGCAACAGCGCGCCCTGGCTTTTCAATCGGTTGCCATTTGCCAGCGTCGAAATCGATAAAGGTGCTGGCCGGTACATGCGGCATTTTCGGTAACTTCAGAAACAGTGGTTTTTTGCTACGGGTGCAGATAATGAACAGGCGCACGCGGTTTTGCGGAACACCGAGATCAGCACAATCCACAATGTGCGGCGCAAGAGAATATCCCAGCGCTTGCATCGCCGCTTCCCATGCTGGGTAAAGCCCCCACTGAAGGAACTCCGGCACGTTTTCGATGATGACTTTCGGCATTCTGTGGTACTCGGCAGCAGATACCACCGCCCACGCCGTGGAACGGCTTGCGTCGTGCTGGGGGTTTCCTGCCTTCTTACCGCGTGCTTTGCTGTGGCCTTGGCAGCACGGTGAGGCCATCATCAGATCGTGCTTAGGCATCAATGACCAGTCAGCCTGGTGCAGATCTTGGCAAACGTGGATTGCGCCTGGATGGTTCGCCTTATGGGCTTCGACGGCGGCCGGCCAGTGATTGCCGGCCCAAACCACTTCAGCACCTGCCATTTGTGCGCCGGTAGATGAACCACCCAGGCCGGCAAAGAGATCACTCACTTTCAGCATTTGAATGGCCCTCGTTCGATGCTCAACATGACGTAACCCGGTTTCCACGGGTGTAAATCGGTAACATGGGTGATTCGCACCCAAACGTGCTGACCTGAAAATCCTTCAAGACCATCGCAATCCTTCAGCCATCCGTATTCGAACAGGCACACCAGATCGCCAACGGAATAGCCCCGATCGTTGATGCGAAACTCTGCTTTCTTTTCACCGCTGACCACTGCCGCGAAATGCTCCGGCAGGATCTTTAGTTCGTGTTTTTTCATGCTGTTGCCTTCAAAGTTGCGATGATCTCGCCAGCTGTTGCGCGGCTGGCAGCTTTGGCGCTGACAGAACGGCGTGCGGTGGCGGTTGTGATGATGAAATCGGAATACAGCTCCCGCGCGGCGTCGGTTTCGCTGTTCGAGGCTACGACGTGGCGGCCACGTTTTGCTGCAATGCGCAGCATGCGCGCCAGCTTTCTCTGTTGTTCGCTGGTAAAGCCGTCGGTGTGGTAGCTGGTGAAATTGGCTGTGGCGCTGGCCGGGATGTAGGGCGGATCGCAATAAATTACGTCGCCGGCCTCTGCCATCCTGATCGCTTCCTGGAATGCGCAGCACAAGAAAACCGCTTTTGTGGCCTGCGCCTTCTTAGAGAAAGTTCGGATCTCGTCTTCGGGGAAATAGGGCGCTTTTCGATGACCGAACGGCACATTAAACTCGCCGCGCAGGTTGTAGCGGCAAACGCCATTGAAACCGTGACGATTCAGGTAAAGGAACTGCGCGGCGCGGTACAGGAAATTACTGTCGCAGCGCAGGTTAAAATCGGCCCGCACGGCGTAATATCCGGCCTCGCTGGCGTGCTCCCTGAAGAGGTTGCGCGCTTCGCGGATCAGGACGTCCGGCAGGTTTTTGGCGACGTTGTGGAAGTTGATCAGATCGCTGTTGATATCGCACAGCAAATAGCTTTCATAGTCGGTGTTGAGAAACACCGCGCCGCTGCCGACGAACGGTTCAACCAGTCGCTTACCGGCTGGCAGGTGCTGGCGCAAGGTGTCAATGATGCCGGCCTTGCTGCCCAGCCACTTAAGGGCTGTTCTGGTCATGGTTTACCCCTTGAAATGGCGTGATTTTGCTTCTCTGGTGGCCTGGCAGTGCACGCAGGTGCTGACGCCATGAATCAGGCGGCGGCGCTGCTCAGGGATGGGTGCTCCGCATTCTTCGCAGTGAAATGCAGAAGGCCCGCAAGGTTGCGGGCGGGCGTTTTTGATTTGGGCATCAAGGATTAGCTGATGCCGTTCCTGTGCCATGTCGATTTGATCGGCCATTGGGCGTCCTTAGTCGTAATTGCGCAATTCAGGCGGCATGCACTGTTGATTAAACTCCCGGCAGCATTTGCACTGGCGGTATGCGAACCAGCCCACGACCGCAAAGGCGAGGACAAACCAGACTGCGATTACAGCAATGAAGGCGTTCATTTCGCGGCACCTTCTTGTTGAGTGCCGATCTTTTGACGGGCGGAAATCCAGCTTTTCAGCATGGAAAGGATTTGATCGCGGGTAGCGTTGTCGGCCTCAAGGCGTTCAATCCTCGTGCTCAACAACTCCAGAAGTTGCAGCCGTGAAGCGCGGCGGGCATCCGCAAGCAACTCCATTAATTCGGCGTCGTTCATAAAAACCCCCTGAATTCAGGATGTAGGAAACCCGCCACCAAAAAGGCGGCATTTTTTATTTCGGGTGGTGGATATATTTCAGTAAGCGCTGAATGTGCCCACTGAAATATATGCCGGGTTTTAGCCATGCCCGGCGCATGAGAAGGTAATCGCCCGATCTAAGCAGCCCATTCTTTTGTAAGGACGCAACCGGGTTTCATTGCCTATCTGGGAGCACACCCCGGACGCCAATCCCCCACACGTTGATGGGAGGGTGCGCTCTCAGATAGGGCCGGGCTTTCCCGGCTCAGGCTGGCTGTTCAACCGCTCGCGGGTGAGGAATATCGCCGTTGTTGCAGCGCATGATCAGACTGTCGATAACGGCGGCGTCCGGGGCGTGGCCGGCGGCTTCTGCTGTACTCAGCAGGCCAGTTAGGCCGATGCACAGGCGGAATGCGTAATCGTTCAGTGAAACAGCGCGTACAGCTGGCGCGATCGCCGTGGCGGCGTTGATGTTGTTGGCTTTGGCGTGGTACTGCGCCAGAAGGTCGCCCACTAATGTGATGTATGCCTGTTTCATGCTGCCGCCTGGTGCTGTGAGTAAAGTTGGTCGATATAGCCGGTCGCCTGTGCTTGCGCATCGAACAAGCCATAAGACTGATCGCCTTGGCTTACTTCATATCTGGCTATTGGGTTAACGATAGTGCGCGGACGATAAGTGATAACAAAGCCGCGATAGCGTGAAGAATTGCGGCTTATTTTGGTTATAGCGTGTTCAATTGGTTGCATGTTTCTGCCTCAACTGTTGGCTATTGCGTCTTTCAGCATGGCGACAAGGTTTACCTCGATCTTGTCCTTTGGGTTCGCTTTCGGACGAATGATTATCCGGCCGTCCCTAACCATCCGCCGGCAGGTGCCGATCGGGATTTTCGTCATTTCGGCGTATGCTTCCAGAGCGACATAACCTGTAGGAACGGTGATGTTTATCGTGGTGTTCGCCATGATTTACCCCGTCATTCCGCCTGGATGGATTCAATGCCGCGCAGATACACCAGGCGCGCCATGCTTGAAATCGAACGACTTTCTTTTGCTGCGATGGCTTCCAACTCCGCGCGCTCTGCATCTGATAAGCGCATAGGGATCGGGTTTTTTGCAGCAATTCCGCCAGGCAAACGTGAGCGCGGCGCATGATTGGCTTGTTTCATAGTGTTATATTGTGATCCACTAGTTATCTATGAATCACATTATTTGCAGAAATCTGCAAATAGTCAACAAGGAATTGCAGAAAAATGCAAACAGGTGACCGTTTACGCCAGGAGCGCGAACGCTTGGGGCATACACAAACAGCTATGGCGAAGATATGTGGGGTTGCATTTCGTACCTATTGCGATTACGAAGCCGGCAAAACTGAACCAAAAGCATCGCTTTTTGAAGCCATCCATGCAGCCGGGGCTGATGTGATGTATATCCTTACAGGCCAAAAAAGCCCTCCTCAGCAAATATCAACAGAAGAACAAAAGCTAGTAGAGAACTACCGCGCAATGGATGATGCGGCACGGTTAAATATGCAGGCGGTTAGCGATTCGTTCGCGCATTCAAAACCAATCAAAAAGGTAGAGGGAAAATGAAATTATTTAATGTTCAGATGGAAAGCTTCTTTAAATATGGAGTCTTTTTGTTTGCTGCGATTATCGCTATTAATTCCAGTGCCGCACACGCTGACAACTGGTATCAAGGCGGCACATTGCATAATGCTAATGCCCTCACATGGCAGAAGGCATCCCAGAAAGACAAGCTTGCAACTTGTGCTGATTTTATCGCCGGGTTATATAGCAAAGAATTATTATCGCCAGAAATAAGCAGTAAGATGAAATCAGTTGATGATTTTAGGCCCTACGCTTCCGAGTTGGTAAAACAACTTGACGCTGCCTTTGCACCAGAAACAGACCCAGTCAAAAATAAGAAGATGTTTTCCAACCAAAGTGTTAAGTCAACTGCCATGATGATAATAATCATGATGAAGTGGGTGGAAAGCTAATGAGTATCAAAAATCATCTATCCATATCTTTGCTTAGTGTTTTGTTAACAACTTTTTGCTTGCCTTCACAGGCAGGCACTAATAAAGCAAAATCAGTACAAGATGCTTATACCCAAGTAGTTAACAAGATTATTGCCAGTGATGATTGTTTCTCTGATGAATTATCACTAATTAAACCCCGCTTGCTAGATGGGGATGAACCAAACGATCAGACGTTTAATACCAGATTTAATCCTGATATTTTTGTCGATCTCTACGCAGATAATGGGGTAGTTAATGGTGCAACTATCACCGCGTCTCCTGTACCTAAGAAACCAGATGAATCGGTAAGGTTTATGTGCATTGCCGCCGCAGTGCAAAGCACAATTGACAATTCACGAAGTTTTAATGAATTTAAGAGGATTGATCAGGATAAGTTCTTGTCTCTATCTTCTGAAAAATCTGTTTCTTATAAATCTAAATACTTCGAGCATGCTTTTTCTATCGGTTCGAACGGAATGATCGTGCAGATTGGAAATGAGGAATAGAGATGGCAGTAAGCAAACTTCCATCAGGTAAATGGTTATGCCAGTGCTTCCCTTATGGACGTGATGGAAAGCGCATTAGAAAGCAGTTCGCCACCAAAGGGGAGGCGCTTTCCTACGAGCGCCGCCTTTTGGCAAATAAGAAAGCTGTTGAAGTTGGTGATGGCGCGGTCAAATTGGCCGATCTGATCCAGCGCTGGTATGACATGCACGGCAAAACTTTGACTTCCGGTGAGTCTCGGCTTTCGAAGCTGCAAGCTATCTGCGAACGTCTTGGCGATCCGTTGGCGCATGAAGTCGATAAGAATATGTTTGCTGTATACCGCGAACGCCGGCTTGCTGGTGAATGGCTGGCAAAGGGGCGTAAGGCCATTAAAGAGGCAACGGTAAACCGAGAGCAATCATACCTGCACGCAGTGTTTTCCGAGTTGAAGCGATTGGGTGAATGGGAAGGCAACAACCCCCTGGATGGCATTCGCCAATTTAAGGAGGGTGATCAGGAATTATCTTTCCTTTACCCCGATGAAATTAAGCGCCTGCTGGCAGCCTGTGACGAGTCGGATAATAAAAGCCTGGGTATCATTGTTCGTCTCTGTTTAGCAACCGGTGCGCGCTGGGGTGAGGCTGAATCAATGCGGCAATCTCAGGTTCTACCTGGCCGCGTGTCTTTCATCAACACGAAAAGCAATAAAAACAGAACAGTTCCAATATCAAAACGGTTGCAGGATTTGCTGCCGAAAACGCGCGGTGCACTTTTCAGCACATCTTATGATGCGTTTAAGCACGCGCTTAAACGGGCGGGTATCGAGCTACCAACGGGTCAGCGTACTCACGTTCTGCGGCACACGTTCGCAAGCCATTTCATGATGGGGGGCGGCAATATTTTGGTGCTTCAACAGATACTCGGTCACAGCACGATCATGATGACAATGCGATATGCACACTTCGCCCCCGATCACCTTGAGGCAGCTTTGACACTGAATCCATTTGATAAAATTTCTGGCGAAAACGGGCCTGAATTAATGGCAGCAGAAGCGCACAACGCGTCATAA